ACTCAGACATTAATGAACGGTTTTATGCGAATGGCTGTTGACAATGCTGTATTATCTGGTAATCTTCTTATAGAAGTAGATGAAACAAATCTAGTACCAGGTCAAGATCTATCTGTATACCCAGGAAAAGTATTTAGAAGACAAGGTGGCGCACCTGGTCAAGCAATATTTGGTACAAAGTTTCCTAATGTTGCAGGAGAAAATTTACAGTTGTTTGACAAGGCTAGAGTATTAGCTGACGAAAGCACTGGACTTCCTAGCTTTTCTCATGGACAAACAGGTGTTACAGGAGTAGGTAGAACAGCCTCTGGTATTAGTATGTTAATGAATGCTGCCAGTGGCGGTATTAAAAACGTTATTAAAAATGTAGATGATTATTTACTTAGACCTTTAGGCGAAGGACTGTTTAGATTTAATATGCAGTTTGACTATGATCCTGATATTAAAGGTGATTTAGAAGTTAAAGCTAGAGGCACAGAAAGTTTAATGGCTAACGAAGTTCGTAGCCAAAGATTAATGCAGTTTATGCAAGTAGCATCTAATCCTGCATTAGCACCATTTGCAAAGTTTGAATACATAATTCGTGAAATTGCAAAATCAATGGAACTAGACCCTGACAAAGTAACCAACAATATGGATGAAGCTGCTATACAAGCAGAGTTAATGAAAGGCTTTCAACAGCCTGCACCAGAAGGTGCTACTCCACAAGAGGGTGGACAACCTGCACCTGCAGGAGTTAACCCTGCTGATCCAACAGGAGCAGGCGGCGGCACAATAGGTACTGGTATAGCACCATCACCGCAAGAACAAGGATTTAGTGGAAACAATGGACAAGGAAATACTCAGCAAGCTGAAGGGTCTGGTCAGCCGCCCCAAGGAATGGGCCAACTTCAATAAATATTTAGAAGAGTTGATAATACAACAATACCGTACTATGGAACAATCAGACAATATGATTGCAGTACACAGAGCGCAAGGTTCTATATATACGCTACGTAGATTGCAAAAATTAAGAGATGAAGTGTTAAAGTAATGGCAGAAGTAACTCCAGAATCAGTAGGGTTAAAATCTAACAGAAATCCTTTAGAAGAAAATCTTGATGGTCGTAGTAATGTACGCCCAGTACAAGAACAGTATACTCGTCTTTTTAGAGATCCTACTATAAGTGGTAGTGCTACTCTAGGAAGAGGAGAAACTTTAGATACGCAATCTATAAATTTAAATAAAGAAATACCAATAGTAAATACAAAAAATTTAAATTTACAAGGTAATGTTAGTGGCGGTGCATGGAGTACTACAACTAAAGAAAATGATGCTCCTATTTTTAATGAAAAAGGACAGCAAGTTGGGTTTAGTTTAGGAGGAAAATTAATATTAGATGCACCTTCTAGTGCATTTTTTTGGGGAAATATAAGTAAAGATTTTAGTAAAACAAAAATGGAAGAAATTACTCCTGCAGGTAATCTTAAAGGAAACGACAATAAAACGTATACAGTATGGGATGCAGGATTAGAACTGGGTAGATTTGGTATAAATTTAGGCGAAAAGTCTGTTGTTCTAAAAATAGGTCAAAACGGTAAACTTTACCTTAGTCCTGACAATAAAGGTACTGTTGGATTTAAATTTGGTAAAGATTTTAATAAAGGTGGAACTCCAATGATGGAAAAACAAATGGAAATGTTTGAAGATGGCGGCCTTAAAGATGAAGGCGGCATGGTAGATGAACAATCAGGTAATAAAGTTCCTGTAGGAAGTAATCGTAAAGAAGTAAGAGATGACATACCTGCACAGTTAAGTGAAGGTGAGTTTGTATTTCCTGCTGATGTAGTTCGTTTTATAGGTTTAGAAAAACTAATGAAACTTAGACAACAAGCTAAAATGGGCCTTAAAAAAATGGAAGATATGGGTCAAATGGGCAATAGTGATGAAGCCATATTACCTGATGATTTACCTTTTGATGAAACAGATTTATTAATAGTACAAGACGGCAAACCTATGCAGATGGCTAAAGGTGGTATATTAACTGCTGCAGATGGAACAGATGTTAGAAAATTACCTATACAACAATCTGCTAGAAAACAAGTAGAAGCTGCAGGATATAGTTTTGATGATTTATTTGGATCAGGCCCAGGAGGAATGCAAACATCGTTTAGAACTTATAAAAATGAAGATGGCGTTTCAATTACCATTAGATTTGTAGGAAACAGTAACTTAGATCCTATACCAGAAGGATATTATCCTGTTGATGGTGAAGGTAATATTATTAAACCAGATGATCCAGAAGCAGGAGAAACACCAGAAGAACCAGTTGAAACAGAAGAAGAAAGAATAAAGCGTAGGCAATATGAAGGTGGCCCTGATAATCCTGATGCAGGACAGGTAAAAAGTTTGGATCAAATGGGTTTAAAGGATATAATTGCTCTTAATAAAACTATACAAACCCTAGATGAAAGTGGCGGAATTATGGGTAAAGTAATTGCAGGTTTATTAAACAAAGACAAAGTAGCAAAGCGAGCTGAATTAGCTGAAAAACAAATGGATCCAATGCAGGATAAAAAAGTAATAGAGGCAATAAATAAACAAAAACAGGAAAAGGAAAAGGAAGGAGACGGCTCTTCTTCTACGCCTAGTATAAGTTCTAATACATATTCATTTGAAGGAGATTCAGGAATGGGTGGTGCTATCTCTGCAGCAGGAGGAGGCGACGATTTTGGAACACCTCCAGGTGGAAATCCAACTAATACAGGTGGCGGTAGTGGTGTTTCTGCTAATGTTTCTGATAATGATTTTGATTTTGGTATGGGCGGCCCAGACGGCCCAGGTAACTTTGGCGGTGACAGTGGGCCTACTTTTGGTGTTGATGGATTTAGTATGAATAAAGGCGGCCTAGCAGGAGTAAAACCTAAAAAGAAAATGAAAACGTATAAGAAAGGTGGTTTAGCTACACGGTAAAAAGCTATATACGAACTGGCTACTCATCCCCCTACCAACATAGGCTACGGTGGCCCCAGTGAAAGGAGACAGTAATGTCTGAAGCAATAATGGCAGAAGAAGTAAAGCCAGAAGAAAAAGTAGCATTTGCAAATCGTAAATACTCAAATGAAGATAGAATTAAAAAAGAAGAAGAAGAACTAGCAGAACTAATTGCAGAACAAAAAGGTGAAGCTAAAACAGAGGAAGAGGCAGAAGAAAAAGAGCCTACTAATGCTGAAGAAAAAAGCTTTAAAAAAAGATACGGTGACTTACGTAGACATTCACAAAAACAACTACAAGAACATGTAGAAAAAATAAATGCATTACAAAGTCAATTAGAGCAGTCTACTAAACAAGAAATTAAACTACCTAAGTCTGACGAAGACATTGAGGCATGGGCAAAAGAATACCCCGATGTTGCAGCAATAGTAGAAACTATAGCAATTAAAAAGGCTAAAGAACAATCCTCTGGCTTAGAAGCTCGTGTAAAAGAAATAGACGAAATGCGAGAAAAGGCAAACAGAGATAGAGCAGAAGTAGAGTTAATGACTGCACATCCTGACTTTGCTGACATAAGAGACAGTGATGAGTTCCATGAATGGGCAGAAGAACAACCTAAGTGGATACAAGATGCTTTATACGAAAATGATAGCGATGCTAGAGCAGCAGCCAGAGCTATAGATTTATATAAAGTAGACAAAGGAATAAAAACTAAAAAGTCTTCTTCAAATAAAGATGCAGCTAAAGCAGTATCTAAAACAAATAGCAGAAGTGAGCCTGCTAGTGAAGAGGCTGGAGTTATAAAAGAATCAGTTGTGCAAAAGATGTCTGCACAGCAATACGAGAAAAATGCAGATAAAATTATGGAAGCTATACGATCAGGTAAGTTTGTATATGATATATCTGGCAATGCTCGTTAAAAAGGTATTGACATATTTATACAATTATGTATAACTATATGTACAATGTAGTTGCGTAGCCTCTGTAAAGATTACCTACGCAACTTAATAATAGCAAACAGCAATAATAATATAGACTACCTAAAGTCTTTTGGCCCATTGATGTAGAAGTCGGCCAACTTTTACTAAAATGCACCCTATAAGATTTAGCCACTACATGAATACTTGTTTCGTTTGCATCTGTAGAAAATCCAAAGGAGAATTAAAATGGCATTTTCAACTGCGGCTGGGTATGGTAACTTACCTAACGGTAACTTCTCACCAGTCATATACAGCAAACAGGTGCAACTTGCGTTCCGCAAAGCATCAGTTGTAGGAGCTGTAACGAACTCCGACTATTTCGGAGAAATCGCTAACATGGGGGATTCGGTTAAAATTATCAAAGAACCAGAAATCACCGTGAAAGAGTACGCACGAGGTACAACTATTACACCTCAAGATCTTGATGACGAAGATTTTTCATTGACCATTGACAAAGCAAATTACTTTGCATTTAAAGTTGATGACATTGAGGAAGCACATTCACACGTCAACTTTCAAGATCTTGCAAGTGATCGTGCTGCTTACCGTTTGGCTGACCAATTTGACCAAGACGTTCTTGGTTACTTGTCAGGTTACAAACAATCAGCATTGCATGGCACAGCAAATGCAGTTAACACAACCGTAAATGGTTCAGTTGCTGTATCTACTGCTGCTACTAACGAGTTATTAGCATCTATGCAAGTAGACGCTGCTGACTTTAATAGTGGTACAAGCGGTAACTCAATCGTTGCTGTTCCTCGTGCAAGCGGAGATAGCTTAAACACAACTACTGCTAAAGCATCACCATTGTCAATCATCGCTCGTATGTCAAGAAAACTTGACCAACAAAACGTTGACACAACTGGTAGATGGCTTGTAGTAGACCCAGTGTTTGCAGAGCTTCTTCAAGACGAAGACTCACGTCTTCTTAATTCTGACTTCGGTGGATCTGGCTTACAAAACGGATTAATCTTGAACAACGTTCACGGATTTAAAGTTTACATGTCAAACAATCTACCTGCAGTTGGTAACGGTGCAACTGGTGCAACATCAACAGGAAGCACACATTTTGGTGTAATCGTTGGTGGTCACTCATCAGCAGTTGCAACAGCAGACTCAATCAATAAAACAGAAACCTACAGAGATCCTGATAGCTTTGCTGATATTGTTAGAGGTATGCATATGTACGGCAGAAAAATATTGCGCCCAGAGGCTTTAACTCGTGCAATATATGTTTCTGGTATATAAGGGGGGATTAGATAATGGCTACAATTACAGCAACACTTGCTAATACTCACGGTTCTTCTTCAAGAGGAAGACAACCTTATTACGTTCAACAAATCGTTGACCTAACAGCTAACAGCATTAATCCTAATGGTGATGTAGTACAGTGTCTTACTATACCTGCAAACACCAAAATTATTACTGCAGGCTTTCAGGTAACTTCAAGTGCTACACAAAATACTGGTACTGACGCAACAGCTGCTCTTGGCACTGGTGCAGATGACAACGAGTATGTAACTGCATTTGACATTGACGGTGCATCTGACGGAGCATACGCTCCTAGTGTAACTGTTTCTGCTGACCTAGTTATTACGTCAGCCGATACTTTAGACTTAACACTTGCAGGTGGAGGAGCTTCCTTTACAGCAGGTGAAATCAGAGTATTTGCTGTTTTACAAGACGTTAGTGACATCGGTGAGATGGAAGCAGACGAAGTTGATCGTGATCAACTAGCATAATAATATTTAGTGAGGCAGGGCAACTTGCCTCACTTTTTATCATAGGAATTACAATGGCTGAAACATACCTTACGTTAACAAATAAAGTTATAGCTAGATTAAATGAAGTTGAGTTAACATCAGCTAATTTTACATCAGCTAGAGGAATACAAGTACAGTGTCAAAACGCTGTCAACGAAGCTATTCGTTATATTAATCAAAGAGAATACAATTATCCTTTTAACCACGCTACAGCAACTCAAACGTTAACAGCAGGTACGGTAAAATACAGCGTTCCTACTTCTACAAAAGTAGTAGACTATAATACATTTAGATTAGTAAAAGATTCAGACTTAGGTAATGGATCTATAAGTCTAAGTCCACTAAATTATAATGAGTATTTAAATAGCTACGTAGAACAGGAAGACGAAATACAAACTACAACACTAAGTCAATCTCACACTGACTCAGTTACTACGCTAACTGTAGCAAGCACTACAGGATTTGATAGTTCAGGAACTGTGTATGTAGGCAATGAAGTTATGACTTATACAGAAGTGGGATCGTCTACAACTCTTACTGGAGTTACTCGTGGTACAGGTGGGTCAACTGCTGCTGCACATGCAAGCGGTGTACAAGTTGCTCAGTTTGATAACGGAGGAATACCTAAGTATGTTGTAAGAACACTTGACAATAATTATATACTATATCCTTTTCCAACAAAATCTTATTCACTAAAATTTGATTACTTTACTTTTCCATCAGATTTATCTGCACACGGAGATACAACAACTATACCTGATAGATTTGCTGCTGTTATAATAGATGGTGCTACAGCTTTTGTGTATCAGTATCGTGGTGAAATGCAACAATATGGTGTAAGTTTTGCTAGATTTGAAGACGGTATTAAACACATGCAAACATTATTAGTTAATAGGTACGACTATTTACGATCAACTTATATACCACAGGCTACAAATTATATAGGATCACGAACATCAACTAGGACTATTTAATGCCTGAAACTTCACAAATAAATCCAGTAGCTTTTAACTGCGAAGGAGGTTTAGTATTAAATAAATCTACTTTTTTAATGCAACCAGGAGAAGCGTTAGAGTTACAAAACTTTGAACCTGATATTGGTGGTGGATATAGAAGAATAAACGGTTTTAAAAAATACATTAACCATATAGTTCCTCAAACGTCTGCTTCTTCTGAATCTATATTAATGAGTACTGTATTTGCTGATAAAGTAATAGCAGCTAGAGGTGAAAAAATATGGAGTGCTGCATCAACTACTATGACGATTGCTATAACTGCAGATACTTCTATGTCAGGCTCTGGAACAATTAATGTTTTTAGTACTTCTGGATTTACTTCAAGTGGTACGTTACAGATAAACAGTGAAATATTTACATATACAGGTATAACTTCTTCTACCTTTACGGGTGTAACTCGTGCTACATCATCTACTACAGCAGCAGCTCATGCAGTAAAAGACATAGTTTCAGAAAGTTGGACTGTAAGAGATACAGGAAGAACAAACGCAGCAAAGTATTCTTTTGAAAAGTTTAACTTTGATGGTAACGATAAAATAATTGTAGTTGATCAAACTAATGCACCTACAGTTTTTAATACGTCTTTTTCGGCTACAGATGTAAGTGAAAGTAGTGTTGCAGGTGCAAAACACGTAACTGCATTTAAAGGACATATGTTTTATTCAGGTATGTCTAGTACCCCCGAAGAATTAGTATTTAGCTCACCCTTTAATGAAGATGACTTTCAGAGTGGTCAGGGTGCAGGTAGTATTAAAGTAGATGACACTATTGTAGGGATGAAAACATTCCGTGAAGATTTATTTATATTTTGTGAAAATAGAATATTTAAACTATCAGGTACGTCTTCTTCAAATTTTGCAATGTCTCCTGTTACTCGTAACATTGGTTGTATTAATGGAAATACTATACAAGAACTTGCAGGTGATTTAATTTTTCTTGGCCCAGATGGTTTAAGAACTGTTGCAGGTACAGCTAAAATTGGTGACGTTGAGCTTGGTACAATAAGCAAAAATGTACAGCCTTTATTTGATGAACAAATAGATGATGCTGCAGTCTTTGAAAGTGTTGTTATACCAGAAAAAACACAATACAGATTATTTTTTGCTAAAGAGGGTCAGGCACCATCATTAACTAAAGGCGTTATATGTGTACGAAAAAGTGAAGGTTATGAGTTTTCTGAAATTAGAGGCTTAAAACCTTCTAGTACAGATACAACAATAGACACAGGTGATGTACTAGTATTACACGGAGACTATACTGGATATGTAAATAGACAAGAAGTAGGTAATGACTTTGATGGTACTGTTATATTTGGTAAATATAGAAGTCCTGACTTAGGTTTTAACGACTTAGGTATCAGAAAACACATGCAAAGAGTTATAATTAACTACAAACCTGAATCTGCTATTGACGCAGATTTATTTTTAAGGTATGATCAAGAATCAGCAGAGTCTGCTAGACCTGCTGCATATCCTTTAGATTCTACAAAAGTAGCTGCTCAATACGGAGTTGCTACATATGGATCAACAAGTACCTATGGTGGTACAACACAACCTTCTGTAAGACAATCAGTAGAAGGGTCAGGGTTTACAATAGCTTTAAGAGTAAATGATGGGGGTTTAACTGCTCCTTATTCTCTTAAAGGATTTCAATTAGAATATCAAATAGGAGCTAGAAGATAAATGGGTGCTACATATACAAGACAGTCCTCTTATACTGACGGAGATGTAATTACAGCAGCAGATAGTAACAACGAATTTGATCAGTTGTTAGCTGCATTTGCTGCATCTACAGGACACACACACGATGGTACAACTGCTGAAGGTGGCCCAATAACTAAACTGTTAGGTACTTCTATTACTATTGGTGATGCTACAGCAGGTACAGATATAACAGTAACATTTGATGGTGAGTCAAATGATGGTGTATTTAAATGGATGGAAGACGAAGACTACTTTGAGTTTTCTGATGACATACTTGTAGCTAGTACAGAAAAAATACAGTTTCGTGATACAGCAATATATATTAACTCTTCAGCAGATGGACAGTTAGATCTTGTAGCTGACACAGAAATACAGATAGCAGCTACTACAGTAGATATAAATGGTGCAGTAGATGTTTCTGGTAATTTGTCTGTAGGTGGTAACTTAGATGTTACTGGTACATTTGATCTTAGTGATTCTAACTTTACAAATGCAGGTAATATACAACTTGATAGTATATCAGGTGATTCAGACACAAACACTAGTATTACATTTAGTGGTTCAGATGTTATTACAATAGCTAACGCAGGTACAAACCAAGTTACATTTAATGATGGTTCTATTGCTCCTGTAACTGACTCAGATGTAGACTTAGGTACAACTAGCTTACGTTTTAAAGATGTTTACATAGATAGTGCTACAGTTACAGGTCAAGTTGCAGCAGCTTCATTAGACATTTCTGGCGATATTGATGTAGACGGCACTACAAACTTAGATGTAGTAGATATTGATGGTGCTGTAGATATGGCTAGTACATTAACAGTAGCTGGAGTTTTAACTGGTGCATCTTTAGATATTTCTGGAGATATAGACATTGATGGAACTACAAACTTAGATGTAGTAGACATTGATGGTGCTGTAGATATGGCTACAACTTTAGCAGTTGCTGGGAATGTAGACTTTAATGGTGACTTAGATGTAGATGGCACTACTAACTTAGATAATACAGATATAGATGGTACACTTGTCGTTGATGGATCTAACATATCATTAGACAGTACATCTACATTAAATATTGACAATTCAAATACATCAAACGGTATTACTATAGGTACTGCAACCTCTGGTGTACCTGTATCTATTGGTCACA